TTCATCAAGACAGGCATATACATTTATTAAGGGTCAATACGTTCCAATTATTTTAGATAATGTTTCAGACGAATCTCAAATGACAATAGAGGCAAGAAAATACTATATTCAGAATTATGACTTTACAATGTTGGGATATCTAATCGATGAGGATGAATTTGAAATTAAACCCGCAATTCAAAGAATAACTCAATTATTTGAAATAGACACCACAACAAGAAGACCAAGAAGAAACAAATATCCTGAAAACCCAAATGAGTTTGAATCTAATTTTTTATTTGTTTCAGGTAATACAACATTAATTGACATGATTGACTTTAGTGCGGACATGTCTCTTGTGGGAACAGATAATGTTGATATATACGATGTCTACATTAATGATGATTATTATGGTAGTGATGTTTCAGTAATTCAAATTACAACTAATGACATTCTAAGGATTGAAGTTACAAAGATTGATAATACTCAAGAATCTAAAATTACTTTTAATAGTAAGTTAATTTAATCCTCTCCGTATATATCTTTCTTCTCTTTACACTTTTCAATAATTAAATTTTCTAAAAACTTATAAATCTTTATTCCACGCTTATCACAGTACTTTTTCAGTATATCATGTGATTCAGGGGATATTTTTATGTTCTTGATTTCTTTCTTTGTTTTCATGGTGAGAAAAAAGGTAGAATTAATTCCTACCGTTTATAAATACTTACCCAAAAGTAAAGTTTTTTCATATAATAATGAATATTTATCTATAAAATAAATCTGTAACAGAATAATTTAATAATGGCAACAGCACAAGCAAATCAAAAAGTATTCGTATCACCAGGCGTTTACACATCTGAAACCGACTTATCATTCGTAGCCCAAAGTGTGGGTGTAACGACTTTAGGTCTTGTTGGAGAAACAATAAAAGGTCCAGCATTCGAACCAGTATTCATAACAAATTATGATGAGTTCCAAGCTTATTTCGGGGGAACAGAACCCGTTAAGTTTTTTAATACTCAAATACCAAAATATGAAGCAGCATATATTGCTAAATCATATTTACAACAATCAAACCAATTGTTTGTTACCAGAGTTTTGGGTTTATCAGGTTATGACGCAGGTCCTTCATGGTCTCTTAGTGTTACCGCCAATGTAGACCCAACGACTATTGGAAACCCATCTGTTGGTGTTCCATTTAGTGCGAACTTCACAGGAAGCTCAACAGGTAATACAGTTACCTTTGTTGGGGGTTCTTTACCTGCCGAAGTTAATGCTAATTTAAATGTACAATATAGATTACAAGACGGTACAACATCAACATTACAAGATGATTTTAATAATTTTTTAGATTCAATCATGGATTTACCATCAACATCTGCAACTACTGCAGTTATATATGGTGCAATTCCTGAAACTGATTATCAAACGTTAACCAGTACATACACTACCGATTATAATCCTTATGGTTGTGAAAATGATTTTGTTCAAAATGACTTAACTGAAGGTGATAACGATTCTTGGTATTATGCAAATTTTGAGTTTGAAAATAATGACTCAACAACAAACAATTATACAGGTTATTCATTCTACTATACAGTATCAAACTTAGTTTCAGGAGCGTCTAACACATTTACAGGTACTATTGTTGGTAACTCATATGCATTTACAGGTACTGCATACACAGAATTTAATAACATGATTGTAGGTACTATTCGTTCAAGAGGTATCTCTTTATTTGAAAATAATAGTGCAAGTGAAAATCACGGACCAGTTTACCAAGTAAGTGGTCTCACAGATTTACAATTAGTGTGTACAGGACAATATTCAGGAATTACAAAATCACCTTACTCAACTTTTTTATTATCAGGTATAACTAAAAATAATGAAACATTCACATTTGAAACTTCATTATTAGCGTCATCTGCAAAGTACATAACTAAAGTATTGGGTGTTGATAATTTTGGTAAATCAAGATTTGAAGTTCCAATTTATGTTGAGGAGGCTTACCAAGCATCATTAAACTATGCTTACAATGAAGGATATATTCGTGGTTTAGCTTGTGGATTAATAGCATTACCTGAAGCTAGAAGTGAGCAGTCAACTTCAATTGCTTACAATTTAGAACAATATCAATCACCTGAAACACCATTTTTAGTTTCAGAATTGAGAGGTAATAAAGTTTACAATTTATTTAAATTTATTTCAATTTCTGATGGTAATTCTGCAAACACCGAAATTAAAGTTTCAATTGCAAACTTATCATATAATAACATGTCATTTGATGTATTAGTTAGAAATTTCTTTGATACAGATTCTAACCCTGTTGTAATTGAAAAATTCACAAATTGTAATATGGATCCAGCAACAAATAACTTTGTAGCTAAAAAAATAGGATCTTCAAATGGTGAATTTGCGTTAATATCAAAATTCATAATGGTGGAAATGGCTGATGAGGCCCCAATTGACGCGTTACCTTGTGGATTCTATGGATATACTCAAAGAGAATATTTAGATTATAATGTTTACCCTTCACCATATCCGAAATATAAAACAAAATACTATTTTCCTGGAGAAGTAATTTATAATCCTCCTTTTGGTACAAATGCGGGCGGTGCTCCAGTTGAATCTGCAGGTGATATTGTTAGAAGAAGTTATTTAGGATTCTCAAGTCAATTTGGTATTGATGAGTCTTTCTTAACATATAAAGGTAAACAAAATCCTTCAAATTGGATTTCAAATCCTTTGGTTGAGGGTCAACGTTGGAATGTTATTAGTAAAGGTTTCCACATGGACTCAGGTGCAACCGTTGTTACAATTGGAATCTCGTCAATGTCAAGTGGTGAAACTGCATTTGAGTGTGGTGTTGCTGAATTTAGAAACGACCCTGAAACTCAAGAAAATCCATACTACTTCATCTTCTCAAGAAAATATACTGTATGTTTTGCAGGTGGATTTGACGGATGGGACATTTATAGAGAATGGAGAACTAACCAAGATAGATTCCAAATAGGTGCTGCAGGTTACTTAGCAGGAGCGTCTCCATCTTCAAGATACCCAACAGCAACAGGTGAAGGTATATTTAAAAGAATTGTTATACAAAACAATACTCAAGATTTTGCTAATACAGACTATTACGCTTATTTACTCGGTATTTTAACATTCTCAAATCCTGAATCTACAAACATTAACGTTTTTGCAACAACATCAATTGATTATGTTAATAACTCAAACTTAGTAGAAGAAGCAATTGACATGGTACAATTCTCAAGAGCTGACTCGGTTTATATCGCTACAACTCCTGACTACCAAATGTTTACTCCTGACTCAACAAATCCTCAAGACATTATCTACTCACAAGAAGCGGTTGATAACTTGGATAACACAGGAATTGATTCTAACTATACCGCAACTTACTATCCTTGGATTTTAACAAGAGACACAGTAAATAATACACAAATTTACTTACCACCAACTGGTGAGGTTTGTAGAAACTTAGCATTGACAGATAACATTTCATTCCCTTGGTTCGCATCAGCGGGTTACACAAGAGGTCTTGTTAATTCAATCAAAGCTAGACAAAAACTTACACAAACAGATAGAGATACATTGTATCAAGGTAGAATCAACCCAATTGCAACTTTCTCTGATGTTGGAACAGTAATTTGGGGTAATAAAACATTACAAGTTGCGGACACCGCACTTAACAGATTGAACGTAAGAAGATTATTACTTCAAGCTCGTAAGTTAATTTCAGCAGTAGCAATTAGATTATTGTTTGAACAAAATGACCAAGTAGTTAGACAACAATTCTTGGATAGTGTTAACCCTATCTTAGATTCAATCAGAAGAGATAGAGGTTTATACGATTTCCGTGTAACTGTATCTTCAACACCTGAAGATTTAGACGCTAACAGACTTGTAGGTAAAATCTACTTAAAACCAACGAAGGCGTTAGAATTCATCGACATTGAGTTCTTCATCACTCCAACAGGAGCTTCGTTTGAAAATATCTAATAAATTTAACGGGGATACTTCGGTATCCCCTTTAATTGCCAAAGTATGAAAAAACAAATTAAAGAAGGATTTAAAGGAGAAGGGACTCCAGACATGAAATATTATGCGTTTGATTGGGACGATAACATTGTTCATATGCCAACAAAGATAATGTTAAAGACTAAAGACGGTGATGAAATTGGTATGAGTACTGATGACTTTGCGGAATACAGACATGATTTAGGTAAAAAACCTTTTGAATATAAAGGTGAAACTATTGTTGGTTTATCTAACGAAGCTTTTAGAAATTTTAAAACTGCGGGAGACAAAGATTTTTTAATTGATGCTATGAGGGCTAAAGAAGGTCCTGCATTTGGAGACTTTAGAGAAGCAATCAATAACGGTTCAATATTTTCAATTGTTACTGCAAGAGGTCACAAACCCGAAACATTAAAACAAGCCGTTTACAATTACATTGTTAGTGGATATAATGGTATAGACAAAGACCAACTAATTAAAAACCTTAAAAAATATAGGACCTTTGTTGGTGAAGAAGATATGAGTGATGATGATTTAATTAAATCATATTTAGAACTCAATAAATACCATCCAGTTACGTTTGGAGAAGGAAGTGCTGCCAATCCTGAAGAATTAAAAGTTAAAGCGATGGATGAATTTGTTTCCTATATAAAAGGAATTGCTGGCATACTTAATAAAAAAGCATATATAAAAAATGAAATATCTAATAACTTTATTCCAATGGAACCTAGTATAGGATTTTCAGATGATGATATAAGAAACGTAGAAGTAATGAGTAAGCATTTTAAAAATAAACCAGATAATATAGTTAAGACTTATTCTACTGCTGGAGGCATTAAAAAGGAATATAAATAAAGAATAATCTCACAGAAAAAAAAGTAAAGAGAAAAATTTTTTAACAAGACTATATTTATAGATATAAACAACAAAGAAATTAAAAAAAAATAAAATAACATGGCTGATTTATTAATGAAAATGCCGATACCTTACGAACCTAAACGTCAAAATCGTTTTATCCTAAGGTTTCCATCAAGTTTGGGTATTAACGAATGGTTTGTAGAGTCAACGGCTAGACCACACATTACAATTGTTGCAACAGAAATACCGTTCTTAAACACATCTACTTACGTTGCAGGTAGATTCAACTGGCAAACAATTCCAGTTAAGTTTCGTGACCCTATTGGACCATCAGCAGCTCAAGCTCTTATGGAGTGGGTTCGTTTACATGCTGAATCAGTAACAGGTCGTATGGGTTATGCTGCGGGTTACAAAAAAGACATCGACCTTGAAATGTTGGACCCAACAGGAGTTGTTGTTGAGAAATGGATTCTTTATGGAACATTCTTAACCGATGTTAACTTTGATTCGTTAGCATACAATACTGATGGATTAGCAACAATATCTGCAACATTAAGAATGGACAGATGTGTGTTAGTTTACTAATACTATTTACAAATTTTCAAACCTAATTATATTTAACCGTAAAGCGATAAACTTTACGGTTAATTTTTTTATATGGACACACAATCAAACGACTACGGTCAACAAAATTTTACATTACCACACGACGTGGTACCATTACCATCTCAAGGTATTTTTTACAAAAACAGAAAAAAATCAATTAAGGTTG